AGCTAAATCTTCTAATGCTGATGCAGCAAGATCAGAAGCAGTATCATTGCTATTAATAGATGAAGCAGCTTTTATAGATAATATTGAAGAGACATTTACTGCTGCTCAACAAACACTAGCAACCGGTGGTCAATGTATGGCTTTATCAACACCTAACGGTATTGGTAACTGGTTTCATTTAACCTGGGAAAAAGCTATATCAGGAGAAAATTCTTTTTTATCTATTAGATTACCCTGGACAGTACATCCTGAAAGAAACCAAGAATGGAGAGAACAACAAGATGCTGATTTAGGACCTCGTATGGCTGGCCAAGAATGCGATTGTGACTTCCTAGCATCAGGTGATACAGTATTTGAACCAGATGATATGCTATTTTATGAAAAAACATATGAGAAAGAACCTTTAGAAAGGAGAGGAGTAGATGGTAACCTATGGGTATGGGAAGGAGTAGACTATACTAAATCGTATATGGTTGTAGCAGACGTAGCTAGAGGTGATTCTAGTGACTATTCTGCTTTTCATATCTTTGATGTAGAAACTTGTGTACAGGTTGCTGAATATAAAGGCAAACTATCTCCTAAAGATTTCGGTAACGTACTTGTTGGTATAGCATCTGAGTATAACGATGCACTATTAGTAGTAGAAAATGCTAATATAGGCTGGGCTACAATTGAACAGGTGTTAGAAAGAGAGTATAAAAATTTATACTATAGCTCTACATCTAATATGGAATCAGTAGAATCTTATATGCATAAGTATGAAAGAGATAAGCTAGTACCCGGTTTTACTATGTCTATGAGAACCCGTCCATTAGTAATAGCTAAGATGATTGAGTATATTAGAGAGAAATCTGTAACAATACAATCTAAAAGACTATTAGGAGAAATGAGAGTATTTGTATGGAAAAACGGAAAACCTCAAGCTCAAGATAGATATAACGATGATTTACTTATATCCTGTGCTACTGCACTATATGTAAGAGATACTGCCTTAAAATTAAGACAACAAGGTATGGATTTAGCTAGAGCTCAATTATCTTCGTTTTCTAATTTAAATGCAAAAAACCAAGCAGTTATGAAAAGAGTTGGAAATCAGCAAGAAAATCCTTATCTTTTAAAGACACCGGGTGGACAAGAGGATATCACTTGGTTATTAAAATAGACTATTTATATATAAATTAAACATTAATGGCAGATACTTCATTATTTGGTAGACTTCGAAGATTATTTTCTACAGATGTAGTTGTAAGGAATATAGGTGGCAAAGAGCTAAAAATAGCTGATGTTAACCAAATTCAAAGAACCGGTAGGTACCAAACAAACTCACTAGTAGATAGATTTAGTAGATTATACATCTATAATAATAGGAATATATTTAATCCTAACCTAAACTATCAAACACTAAGAATCCAACTTTATTCAGATTATGAAGCAATGGATACAGATCCAATCATTGCTTCCGCATTAGATATTATAGCTGATGAAGCTACAGTAAAAAATGATGTAAATGAAATATTACAGATAAAATCATCTGATGAAAATATTCAGAGAGTACTTTATAACTTATTCTACGACGTATTAAATATAGAATTTAATTTATGGTCATGGATTCGTAATATGTGTAAGTACGGAGACTTTTTCTTAAAGTTAGAGATATCTGAAAAATTTGGAGTATATAACGTACTTCCTTATACTGTATACCATATGGTTAGGAGAGAGGGAGAAGATCCTGAAAATCCTGCTAAGGTAGTTTTTCAATTAGATCCTGATGGACTAGCAGCATCTCAAAACCCTAGTTACTTACCTAAAAGAAAATCTAATAAAAAGGTAGTTAATTTTGATAACTATGAAGTAGCTCACTTTAGATTAATATCAGATACTCAATACTTACCTTATGGACGTTCTTATTTAGAACCAGCTAGAAAAATATTTAGACAAACTACTCTAATGGAAGATGCGATGTTAATACATCGTATAATGAGAGCACCTGAAAAGAGAATGTTCTATATTAATGTAGGTAATGTCCCTCCAAATGAAGTAGAGCAGTTTATGCAAAAGACTATCAATCAGATGAAAAAAACTCCTTATGTAGGAGATGATGGTCAATACAACCTTAAGTTTAATCTTCAGAATATGATGGAAGATTTCTACCTACCTGTAAGAGGAGGAGATACTTCTACTAGAATTGAAACTACTAAAGGTTTAGAATATGACGGTAAAGCGGATGTAGAATACTTACAGCAGAAGTTATTTGCTGCTCTTAAGATACCTAAAGCATACTTTGGTTATGAAGGTGACTTACAGGGTAAAGCTACATTAGCAGCTGAAGATATAAGATTCGCTAGAACAGTAGAAAGAATACAAAGAATAATAGAATCCGAATTGACTAAAATAGCTTTAGTCCATTTATATTCTCAAGGATTTACTGGAGATAGTTTAACTAATTTTGAAATTAAGTTAACTACCCCTTCTATTATATTTGAACAAGAAAAAGTAGCATTATTAAAAGAGAAAGTTGATTTAGCTAATCAAATGAAAGATACCAAATTATTCTCATCAGATTATATCTACGAAAAGATCTTCGATATGTCTGAAGATAATTACATGGAGATGAGAGATTTAGTTAGAGAAGATTCTAAACGTATATTTAGGTTAGCACAAATAGAAGGTGAAGGAAATGATCCAGCTAAGTCAGGAACTACTTACGGTACACCTCACGATCTTGCATCTATGTATGGTAGAAGATCTACTTCTACCCCAAAAGGAGCAGGCCCAGGTGAAGTACCAGCAGGATACGAAGAACTGCCTAAACACGGTGAGCCAGGCCCTGAAGGAGGGAGACCTAGAGAGAAGATGTCTGTCTACGGTACTAACGATAATCCTATAGGAGGAAGAGATCCTCTAGGTCAGCATGGTATGAAAGGAGGCTATCCTTCTGACAATGAAAACGTTTTAGAAAATTCTACAGCACAAACAGTTTACTTGCAAAATGAAAAGTATCTTAAGGATATAGTTTTCAAAAAAGATAACAAGAACGATTCAAAGTTATTGAGTGAAGATAATATTAAAGATTTAGGTAACTAATACATATTTATAATAGTAAACGTATATAATGAAGATAAAGCACTCAAAGTATCGTAATACTGGACTTATATTTGAACTGCTAATAAAGCAGATCGCAGCTGATACTTTAGATAATAAAGAATCTAACGCTATAGCTATCTTAAAAGAGAATTTTGCAGGTAGAACAACTTTAGCTAAAGAGTATAAATTATACGAATTTATTTTAAGAAATAAAAAAGTATCTCAAAGTAAAGCTGAAGCTATAATTTCGACTATTACAGAAGTTTCTAGGAAACTTAACCAGAAGATATTAAAGAAACAGAAATATAATTTAATTTCTGCTATAAAAGAACACTATAAGGTAGAAGAGTTTTTCGGTATGGAAGTTAGAGATTATAAACCTCTTGCCTCGTTATACTGTTTATTAGAAGCTCAAAATAACTCTAACATGGTAGATCCTAATTTTTTAGTTTCTAACAAATGTACATTATTAGAACACTTAACCTCTAAAGATCAGAACTCAGATGAAGTTAAGGACAGTCTTATAGAAGAATACAGTAAGTATGATAAAGATTTAAAACTACTTACATTTAAAATATTATTAGAAAAGTTTAATGATAACTATAAAGATCTTTTACCTCCTCAAAAAAGGATACTAAAAGAATTTATAACATCAGTAAACTCAAATAGAAGATTATATAATTTAGTTAATACTGAGTTAGATAATATTATAAAAGAAGTTACTAATTTAGCTAGCAGTGTTAAAGACGATATTGTTAAAATAAAATTAGATGAAGTAATAAAAGGAATAAAACCTTTGAAAAAGACTGATAAAGTAAATGATACTCATCTAGTTAATTTAATGCAATATTACGACTTAGTTAATGAGTTAAAGAACTTATGACAAAATCACAACTAATTAAATTAGTAAAAGAAGTATTATCAGAAGCTAATACTACAAGCGGTGGAGCTTCTTTTGCAGCAGGTGCTGGAGAGAACTACAAAACTAAGTATGCTTTTGGAAACGCTAATAGAGCTAGTAAAATCTCTAAAAAGCATGGTTATAAGAAGGCTAGCCGTCCTAAACGGCCATCACATACTAAAGCATTTGACTATTTATAAACATGAGACTAGTAACCGCAACAGAAAAATATAGAGCCGTCAACGAAGGGACAATGGCTAAAAAGGAATTCGTAAGACAGATGAGACAGGAATTCCCACAATATATATCCCAATTTAATGGATTTAAAGACTCAGTAACTATATTGAAAAATAAAGGACTAATCTTTGAAACTAAACCTACAGGTACTGAAATATACGATGAAAGACCAGCTGCAAATATAGATTTGACTAGACTAGAAAGAGGTATATTTTATGAACTTCAAGCTGCAGGTTTAAAACCACCATTTGATGATAGAAATGTAACCACAGAAGAATACCTTAAAGCAGCTAAAAAAGCTAAAGATAATTTAATTAAGTACCCTAATTACTATATAGACATAGTAGCAGGTGAATCAACTAATGTTGATAAACATGATAGAGAAGTACCTGTAAAAAGAGGTGAACTTAAAAAAGACTTATTTAACGATTTAAAAAAAGCTGATTTAAAAGAAGCTAAAAAAATGTTAAAAGAAGGTAGGTTAGAAGATCTAGCTGAAACTTTAGGTATTACTTTAGAAAAATTACAATCAGCAGTAAGTAGTATTAGAGAGATAGAAGATGAAGTAGTAGGTGAAGTAGAAGATGAAGTAGGAGAAGTAATGGGTATAGATAGGAAAGGTAACGAAAAACCAGATACTGGTGTAGGAGATGCTACTAAATATAAAGCAGCAGCTAAAAACTTAAAAGAAAATATCGCTTCTGCAATAGGAGCTATACACGATAAGTACGGAGAAATACCTGGTATTAATATGCTTATTAAAGAGTTTATAAGAACTCATCATCAAGATATAATGGACGGTGCAGATCCTATAGAAGAGTTTAACGAATTTATTAGCGTTAACTATCCTGGTCCTAGCGATATGATGGGAGCAGACGGACTAGGTGAAGCAGAAGTTGAATTATCAGATGATGAAAAAGCACGTCTAAAAGCTAAAGGAGAACTAGATAGAGATGCTAAGCTTCATGGTACTATGGACGAAAGAGAAGGAGACGATCACCACTATATTAAAATACCTAGAGCTCAGTTTAAGAAAGCAGAAGCTATTATAGCTAAAAATATAGATGGTAACAAAGTAAAAATGGATTACGTTGATAATGACGGAGCAGGTAATGCTATTATCTACTTTATGTTTGACGACGGAGATATAGCTTCAGGAGAAGCTAATTCATTTACTTATGATGCAGTAAGAGATTTAGAAACATACGATATTAAAGTAGCAGATCATAGCGCTGAAATGGATGAAGGTGAAGTAATTCATCACGATTGTGCAAACCATGTATTACACGAAAAGTATGGACATGGTATATGTTTAGAAGGACAGCATACTTTATTAGAAGACGGTACAGTAACTCATTATGATGTATTTTTTAAGGAAGGTAGTAAGACAGTAAAAAGTATTCCTTTAAATGAATTAGAAGTAATTAACTCTTCTCACCATGGACATAAAAGAAAAAAGAATGAAGATGAAATAATTGAAGCTGATCCAATCCCAACCGAACCAGGAATTTCTAAAATGGGTGATGATGGTAAAATGCATAATGTTAGAGCTTCTAATCATGATAGAAAAATGGCTATGAGAAATGTAATTGACATTCTTAGAGACGAATTATCAGTTGGCACAAATGACGCTTTGGATTATATTAGAACACATAAAGATGATTTATTTAGTGGTGAAGTAGATGCTTATGATAAAGATGAAGTAGTAAGAGACTTTAAAGAATACGAATCAGTTAACGAAAAGAAAGGTAAAGATCATGACGGAGACGGAGACGTTGATGGAGATGATTATATGCATGCTAAAGATAAAGCTATTAAAAAAGCAATGGGTAAAGATGAGCAGTTAAAAGAAGCTATCAAAGGGCTTATAAAAAAGTCTTTAAACGAAGATACTATAAATGAAGCTGCTACTCAAGAATTAGCTGCTTTAGCTGATACTTATGGTGGTTATAAAGGTATGCAAGTTGTATTAAATGATTTGCAAAACATAGTTACTGACATAGAATCTTATCAAGCTAAGACTAAAGAAAAACTACAAAACGTATTTAATAAAGTAGGAGATGTAGAAAATGAAGATGGTCTAAAAGTTGGTGCATTTTTAGCACCTGCTATAGAATCAGCATTTAATAAAGATTCAAGAATGGTTGGAGGTAATAGATTAATGAAGGGAGTTAATATACCTAAAGTAAAGTTTATGTCTAAAGATATAGAAACTCCTCAAAACGAAACATCTCCAAAACAAACTGTATTCGCACCAGTAAAAAGATATTTTTAATATGGCACAATTATTAGTAGACGTAACACCATTTAAACCTACCATTAGAGAAGCTAAAGGAAGACCTGGAGTATTTGAAGTAGAAGGCATAATGCAAAGAGCATTAGCTGAAAACCAAAATGGTAGAATATATAAGAAGGATTTATTAGCTAGAGAAGCCAAAAAGTATGTAAGTGAATTTGTTAAGAAAGGTAATGCATTCGGTGAATTAGATCATCCTGAAACTCCTGTAGTATCACTTAAAAATGCTTCACATGTAGTAAAAGACTTATGGTGGGACGGTAATGATCTAATGGGAAGAGTAGAACTATTAAATACCCCAGCTGGTAATATAGTAAAAGAAATAATTAAAGCTGGCCACACTATCGGTATATCATCTAGAGGTACTGGATCAGTAACTCAAACTAACGAAGGACATTTAGAAGTACAACCAGATTTTGAATTAGTATGCTGGGATTTTGTATCTAATCCTTCAACTCACGGTGCTTTTATGAATCCTGTAGCTCTTAATGAAGCTAAAGTAAAAGCCTCTAAATATTCTAGTTTAGATAATATCATAAACGATATTTTAAGAGCATAACGGTTTCCAGAAAAAGTATATATTTATATAAAGAATATGCAATCTATATATTGCATCTGACACTTTTATAATTCTTATTACGATTCCTAATAATCGTAGAATCACAAACAATTTTTTTAAAATGGCAAACAAAGATTTATTCAAGCAAGCTATTGCTGAAGCTAAGTCTGTAAGAGAAGCCGCTATTGCTAACGCTAAGGAAGCTTTAGAAGAGTCTTTAACTCCTCATCTAAAAGATATGTTAGCTGCTAAACTTCAAGAAATGGATGACTCCAAGAACGAAGAGGCAGAAAACGTAAACGAAGAAGAGGTAGAAGAAGGAATGCACGACAAGAAAAAAGATGAAGCGCATGACAAAAAAGACGAAGCTAAACACGGTAAAAAAGACGAATCAATAGAAGAATCTGAAGAAATATCTGAAGATGAAACTATCGAGGAAGCTCCTAAAGACGAAGAGCATAACGAAGCTTACAACGACAAAGACGAAGCATTAGATGCTGAAGCAAACGAAGCTGAGGATGATTCAGAAGAATCTGAAGACGAAGCTGAAGACCATGACGCTCCTGAAGGTGATGAGGATGTAAGTAATTTAACTGTTGATCAGTTTAAGGACCTTATTAGAGACATTATAGCTCAAGAAGTTGGGGACGGAGCAGAAGCACCTGCAGACATGGATGCTGGAGATATCGAAGGTATGGGCGATGAGCCTGCTATCGATGAACCAGTTGACGGTATGGAGGTCGAAGACGAAGAAGAGATTGATTTAGATGAACTATTAGCTGAACTTGAAGCAACTGCGGAAGTTAATGAAGCTCCTAAAGATCATGAGAAAAATGAAAAAGCTCATGATAAGAAAGAGAAGAATGAAGCTCCTAAGGAGAAGAAGGAAGAAGCTACTATAAAAGAAAAAGTTAACGAAGAGGTAGAAGAAACTAATGATGAGTTATCTCAAGCATTAGAGACTATCGAAACTCTTAAAAAAGAATTGAATGAAGTAAATATACTAAATTCAAAACTTTTATATGTTAACAAGATCTTTAAATCTAATGACCTTTCAGAAAGTCAAAAAGTTAACATTATAGCTGCTTTTGATAAAGCAGAAACTGTTAAAGAGGTTAAATTAGTTTATGAAACTGTTTCTGACAGTGTAGTTAGTAAAAAAGAAGCTAACAACACTATTAAAGAATCAAAAACTAAACTAGGCATGGCTTCTAAAGCAACAGGAACTACAGCTTCTAAACCAGAAGTAATAAACGAAGTTTCTGATACTGTTAGAAGAATGCAAAAATTAGCCGGTATTATTAAGTAAATTTATTATTAACGAAACTTTAATTTTTTTAAAACATGGAAATTAACAACCTATTAGAGAGCTCGAACAACTACAAAAGTATGCTAGCTGACTCTCAAAAGTTAGCCAACAAATGGCAAGATTCCGGTTTGTTAGAAGGTATCGAGGATAACAGAGTCAAGAACAACATGGCTATGATCCTTGAAAACCAAGCTAAACAAATCGTTGCTGAGGCTAACGTAACTGGAACTGGCGGTAGTTTTACTGCTGGTGAAGGAGAGCAGTGGGCAGGCGTAGCCTTACCTTTGGTAAGAAAAGTGTTCGCTCAAATTGTTGCTCAAGACTTCGTTTCTGTACAACCAATGAATTTACCTTCAGGTCTAGTATTCTATTTAGATTTTAAATATGGATCAAACCTTTCAGGTAGAACAGCTGGTACTAACATGTACGGTAATGTATCTTCAGCATCAAACAAAATGAGTGTTGATGAGGAAGTTTCTGGTGGTCTTTACGGCGCAGGTCAATTTGGATATTCAATGAAATCTGCTTCTGTCGCTTTTCAAGCTGACACAGGATCCGCTACTTCAGCATCTATCGCTTACAACGACGATCTAGTTCTTGACCAATTCAAGACAGTTACTAAATCATTATCTGGTTTAAGTGCTGACTTAAAAGGTGTAAGAGCATTTAGATTCTTTTCTGGTTCAACAGACGTTACTTCACACCCTGAATTAACTACTGTATCTGGCAACAACGTAACATTTGTTATTACAGCATCAAATGTAACAGCTGCAGGAGACGGTGGTATCACAGGATCTGTAATGTACTACAAGCAACCAGCTGACAACTCGAGAGGTGATTTTGAAGCAAGTTCAACTGCTGCAGTCGATTCTTCAATCACAATCCCTAACGTAGATGTAAAATTAGCTAGTGAGGCAATTGTTGCTAAAACTAGAAAATTAAAAGCACAATGGACTCCTGAGTTCGCTCAAGATCTTAACGCATACCACAGTATTGACGCTGAGGCTGAGTTAACTTCTTTATTGAGTGAATATATTTCAATGGAAATTGATCTAGAGATCCTTGACATGCTTATTCAAGACGCAGTAACTACTGAGAGATGGTCTGTTAAATCAAACAGAGTATGGAATGGATCGGCTTGGGCTAACTTAAGTCCTATCTATTACAATACTCAAGGAGAATGGTTCCAAACATTAGGAACTAAGATCCAAAAAGTATCTAACAAGATTCACCAAAAAACTCTTAGAGGTGGTGCGAACTTCATCGTTTGTTCTCCAAACGTTGCAACTATTCTAGAATCAATTCCAGGATATGCTGCTAATACTGATGGTGATCAAATGGACTTCAACTTTGGTGTACAAAGAGTTGGAAACCTTGCTAACAGATTCAGAGTATATAAGAATCCTTATATGACTGAAAACATCCTATTAATGGGATATAGAGGTTCACAATTCCTTGAAACTGGTGCAGTATATGCTCCATATGTACCATTGATGATGACTCCTTTAGTATACGATCCTGAAACCTTCACTCCTAGAAAAGGTTTAATGACTCGATATGCTAAGAAGATGATCAGACCAGAATTCTACGGAAAAGTATTTATCTCAGATCTTAACGATTTATAAGATATAACTTTTAGAATTTTTTGATAAAGAGAGGTCCTAACGGGCCTCTTTTTTTTTGCCTATTTATAATCATGGAATTCCTTTCTATTATAGAAGTCGGACAGTTATCTATGTCTAACTAAAAACCCAATTAAATATGGATTTTTTAAAGAAGATCGGCTCTTGGGCCAATCAATTAACTGAAATCGGTGTAAGTATAATTGCACTGGGAGTTGTACTAGAAGTGCTCTTTAAGGGCGCAGTCATCCCATTCTGGCCAAATGTGTCTGTGGTAGATAATATCATGGGTATATTGGGTGGATTGAGCAATGAAGGATTACTTGGATTAGTAGGTGCCTTCGTCTTATACCATATTCTCAAAAAGAAAGGTTAAGAATAACTAAAGAGAGGCTTTCGGGCCTCTTTTTTTTTAACTATTTATAATAAAAAATATAAGATGGCTAATTTAAATTACTTTATCCAAGAGAGAGTTAAATTGAACGGAAAGGAAAGAGGTACAAGCTTTAACGTAGCTTTACCATCTGCTAGTAATGCCTCTGAAAGAGTATTAGATATAACATCAGGTTCATTTTCTGATGTAGTAGACTTCTCTGGTACTGCTGGAGCAGGTCAATTTGTTAGCAGTAGTTTAATGTATTTTAGATTTACTAATCACTCTACAGGTTCAGTAATATTACAAGTGTCTTCTTCTACTGAAAACTTTAATATAGCAGTAGCAGGTTCAGGAAGCTTTATGATTAATACTACTTCCTTTACTGGTAGTTTTCAAAATGTAACCTCATTCGACAATATTACTAAAATTAAAGCTACCCCAGTTGATACAACATCAACAGTTGAGTACTTTTTAGTATCTAAATAATAAACTATGGCTAATATAGCAATATACGATGGAAACGCAAACTTTGTAGCAGGTGAATCAACTCCCTTTGGTTTCTACGATGATGATTTAGAGTTTCAGAAGGATGCACCTAAGGTAGCTGAGTACTGTGCTAAGAAACTAGGATTTCCTATGATGGACGTGGAGTTAAGCTCTGGTTCATTCTTTGCTGCATTTGAAGAAGCAGTTACTTCTTACGGTAATGAAGTATATCAAGCATTAGCTGCACAACAGTTTACTAATTTGCAAGGTCAATCAAGTGCTGAAGCAATAAATACGCTTTTAATTAAACCTTCTTTAGAAAATACTATAAGAACTTCTCATCAATACGGTATGGAAGCCGGAGTTGGTGGTTTTACCACAAAATATACAGGATCTATAGCTGTAAATAAAGATCAACAGAACTATAACTTAAATGCTTGGGCATCTGACCAAGGAATAGTAGGTGGAATAGAGATAAGAAAGGTATTTTATGAAGCTCCTCCTGCAATCCAAAGGTTTTTCGACCCATATGCAGGTACAGGTACAGGTATTCAGTCATTAATGGATGCTTTCGACTTTGGATCATTTAGTCCTGGTATTAATTTCATGTTAATGCCTATTTCTTACGATTTAGCTAAGATACAGGCTATTGAATTAAACGATCAAGTAAGAAAATCTGCTTATTCCTTTGAAATAGTTAATAATCAACTTAAATTATTTCCTATACCTAAAGAAACAGGTAGTTTATACTTCGAATACTATAAAAGAGAAGAAAAAAGATACGTTGATGATGGATTACATGTAACAGCATCAGCTGAGGCAGGTAGTAAAGTAAGTGGAGGCGGTAGTTCTACTTCAAATAGCGGTACTATTACCAACTTATCTAACGTACCTACAGAAAACCCTATATATGCTGAAATTAATTCTACAGGTAGACAGTGGATCTTTAAATATACTGCTACTATTTGTAAAGAGATGCTTGCTTATGTAAGAGGTAAGTACCAAACAGTACCAGTACCTGGATCAGAAGCTACTTTAAACCAAGCAGACTTACTATCTGATGTTAGAAGTGAAAAAGAATCATATATAACTGAATTAAGAGAATTATTAAGTCAAGCTTCTTTAAATAACCAGTTAGAATTACAAGCACAACAGACACAATACTTAGGAGATGCTCTAAAAGGAGTACCAATGGGGATATATATAGGATAATGAAGCTATTAGATATATTAAGAGAACAAATAGAATTTAGAACATACGAAGGTATGGTACAGGTTATATATGATGGTAGCGAAAATACTAATGACTTAGCTGAACTATTAAGAGCTTTACCAGGTGTAACAACAGTAACTACAGCCTCAGGTGATGGAGATAATAGAGAAACACTTAAAGTAAAGTTAATATCACAGAAAGAATCAGCTGAAGCATTTGAAGCTTTTAAAACTAATGCATTAAATAAGTATGAATTTATAAGTGCTATGGAAATAGCAGATAATACTATAGAAGAGAAGTAATGTTATTTGGAAGTAATAGAGATTTTGAATTATTAGTAAAAGTAAATAGAGAACTACTTAAAGATATTGTAGAACAAGAGATATTATTCTATAAACTTAATTTAGAAGAGACTGATGCTAATATATATGGAGAAGCACTTACAAAAAGCTATTTTGTGCCAGCTAAACTTAATTGTTTAATAACAAGAGGGGATCAAGTAGTAAGTATTGATGACTTTACCTTACCAGACCTACAGAGAGAAGCATCTTTTGCATTTTTAAGACCTGATTTAGAAGATATAAGTGTAGTTCCTGAAGTAGGAGATATAATTAATTGGCAAGAAGATTACTATATAGTAGATACTGTAAGAGAAAATCAATTAATGCTAGGAAGAGATAAGAGTTACAATTTAACATCATACGGAAATAAGTTTGGTTCATCTATTTCTATCATCTGTGATACTCATATGACAAAAAGAGAATCAACAGGTATTGATTTTGAAGGAACTGCTTATTTATAATTAATAAACTAAAGTATGCCCGATACAAATATTAATCCACCTTCTCAAGAGGAGTTATCAAGAAAGACTATTAAACCTTATGGTGTAGAAAACTATAGCGGTTCAGTAGCTCCTGCGAATAACTTAAAAAAGAGAGAACTTCAACGTTCTGTAAAGAATGATGATGTTAAAAAGTTCTCTGTTGGGTTAAGAGATATTGATGAAGCTATATTTTACTATTTCAAAGAAGTAATAAAACCTTCTGTTATGCAAAATAGTAAAAAAAAGAACGTACCTGTATTATATGGTTCTCCTGAAAGATGGGCAGCAGTTCAAAAGAACGGCTTTATAAGAGACAGGCATGGAAAAATACAACTACCTCTAATTATAGTAAAAAGAGATAGTATAGAAAAAAATAGAAGCTTAGGAAATAAGATGGATGCTAATAATCCTAATAATTTCGGAGTTTTTGAAAAGAAATATTCTAGTAAAAATAGATATGATAGGTTCTCTTTACTTAATAACAGAAATATAGTAAAGGAATATCAAGGAGTAGTAGTACCAGATTATGTAAACTTGGTTTACTCTTGTGTTATTTTTACAGAATATATAGAGCAAATGAATAAAATAGTAGAATCTATTAATTATGCTTCTGACTCTTACTGGGGAGACCCTGAAAAGTTTAAATTTAGAGCAATGATTAATAACTATACTACAAGTACTGAAATAGCACAAGGTAGTGATAGAACAGTAAAGACTGAATTTCAAATAAACCTATTAGGTCATATAGTTCCTGATAGCTTTAATACCTTACCTCAAGGTGTTAGCAAATACTTTAGTAAGTCATCAGTCGTTTTTGGAGTTGAAACAGTTAAAGATATAAATAATATATAATATGCCTAGATATTCCACAACAAGAGTTAGTTCTAGAGGCCTTAGATTTTATGATCAAGCTGTCGATGGAGGAAAATTTATACAACAAACAATAGAAGAAGCAATGAATAGTGAACAAAAAGCTTATACAGTTTTAAATAATGCAATTACAAGCACAGTTAAGACAGTAAACGTAGTAACAGGATCAGCTTCTGTTTCTGCCTCACTTACCTGGGTATCAACTTCACTAGCTACTGTCCCTGATGGATTTCCTACTCAAAGTACAGGAGATTTCACCATATTTATAAATGGAGTAGCTATTGAAAACGACGCAGTACATAGTGTAACAGGAAGCGGAGTAAATATAGTAGTAACTTTTAGTAGTAGTCTAAATTACGATATAGATTCTACAGATGAATATATGTTAACTGGTAAAGTAAATGCATAATGGCGTTAATTAAATGGAAACAGCTTAGTAAGGACTTATCAACTCATGCAAACTTAACCGGTTCGCTTAAAGTTAGTGGTTCTATATTAGTAAATGGCTCGGCTGTAAGCACAGCTCAAGCATCAACCGGTTCTTTAATTAGTACTGCTAGTGCTACTAATAATACTATTACCTTTACTAAAGGAGATAGTACTACCTTTAATGTTACTGTAAATACAGGATCAGGAGGCGGCGGGTCTTCAGATTTAGGAGCCTTAAATACATTCTCAGCATCAGTTAATACCTTTACAGGTTCTATAGACGGAGAAGTAACTGCCTTAATGGCTGCTACTAGTTCTTATTTGACTAATGCTAGTACATCTTCTTTAATTTCTAACTCACAGACAGGGTCTTTCCTTAAAGATGCTGATACAGGGTCGTTTATATCTAATTCTCAGACTAGTTCAATGTCTGTAGCTTCAGCATCATTTAATCCAGTAGCTTATTTATCTGCTAGTACTACTCATTCATTAGAACACATTGAAGTAGCTGATTTCGATAATGATGTAGCTGTATCTTTTACAGGTAACAGGTTAAAGTTTGTTTTTGGTACTCCTACAGCACCAACAAGTTTAGCTTTAGCTAAATCAGGATTTGCTACAAATAGGTTTAATAAAGTAAGTGATGCTTATACTATAAATGCAACTTGGAATAATGGAGGATATAACTTTATAACAGCATCTATATTTACAGGTTCAGTATTATTAGCTGCATCTTCTGGAAGTGGAACATCTTTATCTGCTAACTTAACTACAACAGGATCTCATGCTTATTCAGTTCAGTATACTGCAAGTTCTCCTTTAGATGGTAGTATATTCACAGATAGTGATACAGTATCAGCTACCTTATCTAAAACTAATCCTGGGAATCCTTCTATATCAGATACTGCTACTATTCAATTAGGAGACACTAGTAATAAATTAGAACAAGGAGCAACCGGGTCTATAGCTTTTACAGGGTCTTATGGAAGTTCAAATGATTGGGAGCAAGTATCATTAATAATGAGTGCTTCTTCTGCCCCTGCTACTAACCCTGGTACACTTACTATAACTGGAGCTTTAACAGGTTCATCAAGCTTTACTTTATTTGCATCATCATCATATAAATCACCAACAGGTGAAAATGATCCTCAACTATTTGTATCTAAAACTACTACTACGACGTTTACTAAAATAATAAGTTTACGTCATGGAGCTTCTGCTACTGCAGCCTTTACACAAGCGCAGTTTGAAAACTTAGGAAATTGGGATACTTCTTTAAATGGGGATATAGGTACTATTGTAAAAGGAGATGAAAACCCAGTTGGTAATACAGTATCTATTACATGGACAGGAGATAAATACCATTATATAGTTTATGATGGTTCAAGAAGTGATTTAAGTGGAATATCTACAAGTGGTTTCGCAGTATTAGGACAGTTTACAAAGTCTACTGTTGGAGATTATAAGGTTTATAGAACAACTGCTTTACAGGCAGGTGGTAGTGGAACAACAATTGAATATGTATTAAGTTAATAGATTATGGCAATAACTTTACCAGGAGGATTTAGTATAACAAATAATGAACCAGCAGATGCTAGGATTGCCGTAGCATCTAGTGCTTCAAGATTATCTTTATCTACAGCTAATGTATATGAAGGTTTATTATCTTTCGAACAAAGCACTGATCAATTATTTGTATTAAAAGATGCAACAGCTCCTAGTTCTACAGGATCATGGGAGGTAGTTAATATATTTACTATTACTGGATCTCAATATAACTCTCCATACAGTATAGGTATAACTGGATCATTAAATATTTCTAACTCTTTAGTAGTTACTGGAGATGCAACTATATCCGGAGATTTAAAAGTAAGCGGAACCTCTTCAGCAGTAAATACTACTAACCTTACTGTAACTGATAAGTTTATATTAGTTAATTCAGGTTCTAATACAGCTTCTGATAATTCAGGATTAGTATTTGGTGGATCAGAAGGAACTTTATATTCCGGTTCTTCTTTATTTTGGAATGGAGCATTTAATAGTAATGACGGCAGAGTAGCTGTAGCAAGCGGAGTTGCTTCAACATCAACAACTGCAACACCAGGTTATTATATGGCAGGAGTAATATCAGGTTCTGAAAATGAAGCTACAGGTTCACAAGTAGATCATTACGGAAACATAAGAATAGAAAGCGGAGATATTTACATCTACGTATAAGCAGGCACACATTTTAAACTTATTACGAGGCACTTAGGTGCCTTTTTTTTTGGAGTTTAGCATTATTTTTATTATATTATTAGTACTATTTATATTAGAAGCTTTATTGGCCCGAGAGGGAAGTGGGCTCTCAATATTGAGTAACCAACCGTAAAACTAAAAATTATGCCGAATTGGAAAAAACTGATTACTTCGGGATCACATGCATCCCTTAGTTCTGTTACCGGATCAATTCTTCTTTCTGGTGATTTACAAGCAAATTCAAATAATATCTTAGGAGTAGCAAAAGTTGGAGCAGCCTCTAACGACGAGTATTTTGACTTCGGAACTGATGCAATGATAAAAGTTGCAATTGATAATACCGAAGACTTTAGATTTGTTGATGGAGGAACCTTTCATGCTAATGCTGATGTAGTTGCATTCTCTTCTACAGTAGCATCAGATGAAAAGTTGAAAACTAATATAGTTAGTACTAAATACGGTTTAAGTGATATTTTAAAATTAGACGGAAAAGAGTTTGATTGGAAAAAACATTTAAATCAGAAGCATGATATAGGATTCATAGCTCAAGATGTACAAAAAGTCATACCTGAATTAGTAAATGAGGTAGATGGATTGAACGGAGACGAATCCCATCTTGCTGTAGACTATGCTAAACTAGTTCCTGTTTTAGTAAACGCTATCAAAGAATTAAAGAATGAAATAGAAGAAATTAAAAAGAAATAAGTTACATTATGGGTTTTATAATAAATGCAGATCTTGAGACAAGTCAAGGACCGACTCAAGAGTTATATTTAAGAGTTGAAGGATTTTCCTTTAATAAAGTTACAGCTGAATTAGGTTTCCAAATAACCTACTGGATAGATAGAGAACACGCTATTAAACATAATAGAGTATATCTTGAACAAGAGGTTAGACCAATGGTGGGATTAGTACAGAATAAAATGATGTATTATGAACAGGCAGATTATGATGGAGAAGAAGTAGAATTTAAACATTATCTAAAAGTGAATGTTGCAGAAGAAAGAGAAATAGAAATACCAATTTTCGAGATGCAGGAAGTAACCGAAGAAGTGCCTTACATTAGTTTCGATGAAAATGGAGACGAAGTAGTAAAGCATAGAAAGATAATAAAAGAAAAGAAAGTAGAAACTGGTACTTATAAAGAAGTTAAGAGTGTAATAGATACAAAAGCGTTTGATGATATATATGGTTATTGTTATAGACGATTGTATGAACACTTAATAGATATAGTACCAAAAGATAAAATTGAAACAGTAAAGTAAACAATGGCTAGATTTACCTACGGTACAGGAGATATAAGTTATAGTACGTTTCCGTCTTGGTCCAATGCGATAGCATCTAACCCGGCGGCAACTAATATATCTGCATCTTCAGCATTTAGCGATTACCATCCTTCCCAAAGCTTTTCAGGATCTAATGTACAAGTTACTAGCTTAACCGGTAGTAGTGTGTTCTATGGTTCTATAGTATCAGGCCCAGGAGGTAATGTAGAAATAACTGCTCCGTATACTGCTGGTTCATCTAATAATATTACAGTTAAAAATTTAAACATTACAGCCACATCAATAACATGTGTTGCTACACCTTCTTACCCTTCTACATTTGATTCATGGAGAACAGGAGCTAGTGGTAGCGGTGCTTCTATAAGTACTAATGCTACACTAACTATTACAGACGGAGCTGGCGCAGATCATGAAACTTATTTTGCTTACTTTACTTAATAAGTAGTTTTAAACGTTATGAAAATAATTTGGGTTTTAGATAATATAAGAGAACGTAAAGACTTTTACAGTAGATTCCACACACTTTTGCTTTTATGCTCGGTAAAGCTATGGAAAAAATTCTATCCAGATGATTACTGTATGCTATATTGTGATTCTCTAACTAAAGAGTTTTTAGTAGATTTAAAAGTTGAATGCTTTTGGAATGAAATAAAACTATTAAAAAGTAAAAAGAATATTGATAAAAGAGTATTTTGGGCTTCTGGTAAATTAGAAGCATTATCATACCAAAAAGAACCGGTAACTATCATTGATAATGACTTACTTATATTTTTTCCAATTAAACAATTTTTAGAGAAAGATAAAGTATATTTTCATCACCATGAAATAGGTAATGGTTATTACCCTACTAGTCTAGATAAATATGTCAAACAGTTGAGTTATAGACCAAGATGGCAAACTGACGCAGTAAATGTAAGTTTACTTCAACTACCTGACTATAAATTTACTCAAGAATATGCTAATTTAAGTTTAAAATTAATGGAAGAATTTACTTCCATGAATGTACCTCACTCCCAGTATTTAATATTTGCTGAACAACTTCTACTAAAACATTTATTAGATAAAGGTAAAGTAGAGTACGAAAGCTTAATTTCTACTAATTGGGTTTGTAAGGATTGGGATTGGGGAGAAAATAATAATAAAGGTATATGGACTTTAAATGAATCAGGAAGATACTTAAAGCATTATGGACCTGAAAAAAATTGGATAGTAGATAACGTTAAAGGGTTTAATTATAAAAAAGAAATAAAACATTTGGAAAATTGCTTAAATTTTCCTATATTAGATTTATCTAAAATTAAAAGATTATAATGAGTATTTTAGACAAAGAGTATATAAGACAGTTCATAACGAATGATGTTGAGTTAGATAAAGACCTCAACGGCAAAGAGTTAAAAAAGTTTAATCCTGTAAAGTATAGATGGACCCATGGAGCAACTGATTATGACTTAGGAGATGGTTTACTAATATATACAATTGTGCAGTTAATGAGGTATAAAACCTGTGTTTGCTTAGGCTCAGGTGGAGGATACATTCCACGTATTATGACTCAAGCAAGATTAGATTTACATGCACAAGGTATATTCGAAGGAAGCATTGACTATAACCATGGAGATATAGGAGTAACTTATTTAGTTGATGCAGCCAATGGAGTAGGTGGTAAGATAAATTATGATGATGATAATACATTTTTTAGGTATCAATTTGCACCAAGGTATATAAAAGAGACAACTGAAAACGCATACTATAATTATTTTGTAAAACAAGATATAAAGATAGATTTTTTACATATTGACGCAGGCCATTCATATGAAGATGTAAAAAACGATTTTGAATTATATAGTAAACTTTTAACCCCTAACGGAATGATCTCTATTCACGACTCAGATGAAAAATTCCAAAAAGAATTAATAATTACAGAAGATGAAAAAGAATATTATGAATTTTTCGATGGACCACCTAAATTTATAAAAGAAATAGGACAGGAGTGGAAACAGTTTAACTTTTTTAATAATGGTAACTTTCCTTCTAAACCAAGTTCAACCGGAATAACTTTATTACAACGTGCTTAATTTAATTACAGTAGTAGGACGAAATACTCACATTTTACCGCATATGCTCAAACATTACGAGAATATGGTAGATAAGATGTATGTAGTAGTTTATAGACAAGATCCTAATGACGGTATATTAGAAGAAGTAGAAGAGCTAGGAATAAAACCTTTTTGGGTAGTAACAGATAAAAAGTACCACTGGGAAAGAGTTACAGACATTTATAACACAGTCAGAGCTACAAAACCTAACGATTGGTGGATAATATCAGATGACGATGAATTACAATGTTACCCTACTGATTTAGAATATATCATCAAACAGTGTAATAACAATGGTTATTCGTTTGTTTCTGGAGGTTTCTTAGACAGAATAGGTATAGATGGTACTTTTCCTAAAGTTGACAGAGACACTAATATTTACAAAGCATTTCCTAACGGAGGTTTTTTTAGATATCCAATGTCTGGTGCTTGTCCTAATAAAGTAACATTAGCTAAAGGAAACCAAAAAATAACTTCCGGACAACATTATGCTTTGTTCGAGAATGGAAATAATAGCTGGGGTTTAAGACATCCTAAAAGATGCCCAGTTGAAGAGTGTTTTACTCAAGTACACCATTTTAAGTGGGATAGTACCTGTATAAAACGTATAAAAGAAGTTGCTGATAATAATCAAGAATATTCGTATTCTGATGAATACATGAAAATGTATAAAGCAATTAAAGATTGCGATTGGAAAATTAATATAAAAAAAAATGATTATTTAGTTGAAAAATTGAATAATTTTAACTATATTAATTATAACGATTATAGCAATTGGAGTAAATTAACAAGTTTAATCATTAAAATTTAAATTATGGCTACAAGAGTAACTAGTAAAGACGATGCATCAGCACTTGAAGAAAGAAAAGTGAAAGCATTAGAAAAGATCGCTGCCTCTGTTGACGCCCTAGCTTATTGGTTCGAAGACATCGATAAGACTGAGTGGAGTGAAAGAGCGCAATGGTATTTGACTGAGTATTACGAGAAGTATGTTGGAAAAGGAGAGTAAGTGTGGAAAGATTAGCTATCATAGTTCCTTACAGAGATAGGCAGGAGCAGTTAGATAAATTCACAACCTTTATTCAACAGTATTTACAGAATAGGAAGTATGATTATTTTCTTATAGTAGTAGAGCAGGATGACGATAAACCGTTTAATCGTGGTAAATTACTTAATATTGGGTTTACAGAAGCTCAAAGAAGAAGATGCGATTACGTTGTGTTTCACGATGTGGACATGCTTCCTATAGATGTAAATTATGGAGGAATAGACTACCCAGTACATTTAGCAACAGATTTATTACCTTTCGAAGAGTATTTTGGAGGTATTACTTTATTTCCTACCCCTGATTTTGAGAGAATCAATGGATTTTCAAACAATTATTGGGGATGGGGATTTGAAGATGATGATCTAATGCATAGGTGTATAATGAATAATCTTAAACTTAACACAATTAAAAAAGAAGTTAGTATTCCACCTCGTACAGATTTGAAATTTAACGGAGCTAATGCTTATATAGAGATGTTAAATCCTATTAATATAAAGGATTCATTTTCTATTATATTAGAATTTGTACCTGAAAAGAATTTCTTTAACCATAGATCTGATTCTGATAAGTTTAGTTTATTTTCTATACCAGGATTCGATTTCTCTATTTCGTACACTTCTTTTAATAGGTATAAATTAGAGTTCTTTGATTCATTGAATAACTATCACCAAATATTCTCAGATATTAGTAATATTAGGAATTTACCAACTAAACTTTTTGTCACTTATAGTAAACAGCAACAGTTAATATATTTTTACCTTAATAATAAATTAGTAGGTAAGATAGAGGTGCCTCATAGTTTTTTAAACTATAATGAAGAATCTAAAGCTTATATAGGAAGTAGTAAAGGTACTGAATCGTTTTTTAAGGGAACTATTAATAATATTGCTTTTTATAAAAGTTATTTAAATAAGAAACAGTTAAATAGTATATTCGAAAATAAACATTATAGTCTATCTCAAGAATTTGAAGACTATTCAGATGCACACTTTTTAACTACTTACTACGATACTAAGTTTGTAAAAGATTATAAAACTATAGACCTTTCTGGTAACAGTAATTTAGGTCGTATTTTTAACTGTGAAATAATTAAAAGTAATAATAAACTGAGAGATATTCAATATATTCCTTATAGAAGAAGTAGTAAAATAAAACATTTAGTACACAACAATAATGGGTTTACAGATGGAAATTGGAAAGATAAAATGACAAGATGGAACCAGTTAAAATATCATAATGAAGTTTCAAAAGGATTTCATGATATAGAAAAAGACGGTATTAATTCATTAGATTTTAAATTGAATAAGAGAAGTACAGTTAATAAGTATATACATTTAAACGTAGAATTATGAAACTAGGAGTATGTGTCCCTTATAGAAATAGAGAGTTACATATGCATGAATTTATTCCTAAGGTAGGAAAATATCTTAAGAATAAAAATATTGATTTTCAAATATATTTTTGTCATCAAGTAGATGATAAACTGTTTAATAGAGGAGCTACAAAAAATATAGCAGCTAAACACGCATTTGAAGAAGGATGTGATTATATAGTTTGGCATGATATTGATATGATACCTGAAGAAGGAGGAGGAGCAGATTATTCCTTCCCCGAAGAACACCCAAGACATATCGCTACTAAAATATCTCAAATGGACTATAAACTAAAGTATCATGAATATTTCGGTGGTGCTGTAGTATTTAGTAAAGAACAGGTTGAAAGAACTAATGGGTACTCAAATGATTATTGGGATTGGGGAATGGAAGATGACGATCTTTTTTGGAGATGCTATAAAGAAGGGTACACCAATGATACATATTTATTAAAAAAAGCTATCAAACAAAAGTTTTTATCCTTTAATGGTTCCGATTCGGTAGTTAAAATACCATATACTAGAAGTATTAAAAGTATACCTTCTCGATCACATACCATTTCAGTCTTATGTAGAGCATATCAACAACCTGATAAACAAAAAATACACTTAATAGGTGATAATGAAGCTAAGTACGTTGAATACCCTATTTTAAGAATACCAGGGTACGACTACGGATTATCATTTAATAATTCTAGAGCTCTTTCGTTACAGTTTTGGAATATGTTTCATCAACATAACTATATGTGGGTTAAAAGGTATGATAGTCAATGGTCTTGGTTAACAGTAGTAATTGATGATATATCTAAAAAAGCTCACTTTTATTTAAACGGTACAGAAGTTGATTCAAAAGGAGGCTACGGTAGTCCTTCTCCATTAGAATTTAACGGTAGACTTTTAAAGTATGATTCAAAACATATTTATTTAGGATCATCATTACATGAAAAAAATGATAGCGCTGCTAAATACTTTAAAGGAGATATAGCAAGAGTTTATGGGTGGAATAGAGCTTTATCACCTAAAGAGGTTGCTAACTTACATAAAGAATTACCTCTAGACGAAATTGCAATTAACACTAATTTTACTAACGGTATACCTGAAGAGTATAACGTAGTTAACGTAGAATTAAAAGAAGAAGAAGTAAAGATACCTAACTCTATACTACCACATAGAGTAGACGGTAAAATGAGATGTTTACCTCATAAAGACGAAGGATTAGTAAATGGAAAGTGGGCTAAAGGAGAAACAACAGCTGCTAATGAAAGAAGGTATGTATTAAAAATGCAACAAGATAAATTAAATTATAAACAAGATGGTATCAAGCAAGTTAAATATGAGTTTGTTAAAGAGACTAAATTTACTCCTTGGGCTAAGATGATAGATATAAAATTATGACAGCAGAAACTTCGAAAATTTCTTTTACTAATCCTGACTATATAAATACTAAGAAAAAGTTAGATAAGGTAGGATGTGGAATGTGTTTAGCAAAATGGACACAAGTAACCATACACTTACAAATGGGTCAAACTCATTCATGTCACCACCCGTCTACACATCATATACCGGTAGGAGAGCTAAAAAGAAACCCATCAGCATTGCACAACACTTTATACAAAAAGCAGAAAAGAAAAGAGATGCTTGAAGGTAAAAGACCTAAAGAATGCGATTACTGCTGGAATGTAGAAGATAACTCAGATTCATTCTCTGATAGGACTTTTAAATCTAACGAAAGTTGGTCAGCTCCACATTACGATGAAATAGTTAATTTAGGTTGGAGACAAGATTTCAACCCCCGTTATGTAGAAGTAGCCTTTTCTAATAATTGTAATTTTAAATGCTCTTATTGCGGTCCTTCTTTCTCGTCAGCTTGGGTTCAAGAAGCTAAAGAACACGGTCCTTACCCTACTGATGATAGGTTTAACGATATAGAGTATTTAAAAGCTAATAAAAAAATGCCTATACACCATAAAGAGTATAATCCATATGTAGAAGCATTTTGGAAATGGTGGCCTGAATTATATAGAGATTTACATACATTTAGAATAACAGGTGGTGAACCTCTTATGGCTAAGGATACTTGGAAAATTTTAGATTATATTATTAATGAACCTAATCCTAATACTAATTTAAATCTAGCTATTAATTCAAACTTAGGTATTAACGATGGATTAGTAAATAAGTTTATAGAAAAAATTAAACAGATTGAAGATGCTGGTAAAGTAAAAGAATTTATTATATTCACCTCAGTTGATGCTTGGGGTGAACAAGCTGAGTATATAAGAAATGGATTAGAATTTAATAGATTCTGGGATAATATGAATAAGATATTAACAGCATGTCCTAGAGTAAACCTAACTATTATGTCCACGTTTAATGGATTATCAGTTCCTAGTTACAGAAAGCTTATAGACGGAGTATATAAATTAAAACAAGATTATACCTCAACTGATAGATACTGGGCTTCAGCAGTATTTTTGGATTCTTCTTATCTAAGATTCCCTACTCATCAAACATTGCAGGTAATTCCATCTGTATGGGCTAACGAAGTTCTTTCTTTTGCTCAATATGCTGATTATTTAGGCATACCAAAATTTGATAATAAGTTAGTAGGTTACTCTGATGTTGAAATACAAAAATTAAAAAGAGCGTACGATTGGATGATTTCTCCTAAAGACGAACAAAAATTATTAAATCAAAGATCTAACTTTGGAAGATACTTTAGAGCACATGATGAAAGAAGAGGAACCGACTTTAAAAAGACATTTCCTGAATTAGCTGATTTTTACGAATATACTTTAACTTTATAAGATGAAAATAGGTTTTGATAACTCTTATCTGTTTCCTGCAGGTAATAAAAACAAATTAGTAAGAAACGAACCCGATGCTATATGGACTAAAGACTGTACTGTAATGGTCCGGTTCACCCCAGATGTAGATAAGTTTGTAGAAGAATTAGGTGATGAATGGAGAAAAGCTGGCTGTGTAATAGGTAAAAACGGAAAACATATTGGAGTATTTTATGCATTAGGTAGATCAGGAGAAGATATACACCACTTTGTTATGTTTGAATATTGGTGTTATAATGAAGAAAAAGGAGATGATGATATAAAAACTATTATGTTTGATGTAACTGATAAAAAAGATAGTGAATATTTTGATGTTATTATAAAAAGGAGAGGAAATAAATTTATCTTTTCTTTAAACGGAGAAGAAAAAGTAGAAGAAATTCAAAAACTTGCTGATTATAGTTACAGTTTTTTATGGGTTGGAGCAGCTACTAGAGTTAACCCTGATCATAATGATATATTTTATGGTGATATAGATAGAATGCATATACAATACGGCATTACACCTGAAAGGGATATTGAACTATTTTTTAATAATTACGAAGAATTCAATAATAAAACTAAGTCTCTTACTAATAAAGAAAATATATTTACATCAGACTTTAAAAATCTTACTCAGTATAAAATATTAGATCAATCATCTAACGGTAACCACCCAATAAAATATAGTAAGGAATGGCTAGATTAAATTTTAAAACTCTGTACACTAACGGTGATAGCTGGACCGCAGGTGATATAGTTGATCCTGAGCTTTTTGGAGATAATCTTTCTAAAGTAAACGATCCTGATAATAAACCATATAGGTTGCCAAGAGTATGGCCTCATAAAATAGGAAAAGAGCTTAATATAGAAGTGATAAATAATAGTCATGCAGGAGCATCTAATGATAGAATATTTAGAAGTACTATTAATGATATAGTAAATTTACTTAAAACTAATAAACCAGAAGATTTATTAGTAGTAATTGGATGGTCATCACCGGAAAGAAGAGACTTTTTTTATAAATGGCATGAACAAGATACGGGAGAATGGGAATGCCTCTATCCTGGTGAACTAGAACATTGGACATCAGAAAGAAAAGAGTTATTAGACTTCTACAAGTTATATGTGACAAACCACTGGTATCCTGAAGAATTTATAACAAGACACTGTTTAAATAATATTTCTTTACATTATTTTTTAAAAGGATTAAATATTAAACACATATTTTTTAATAGTTTTTATGAGAACAAAGAAGATGTAATAGATAAAGATAAACACCAGTTATTAGAATCTCCTAAGTTTGATACTTTTATCAATGATTTTTACAACGATACAGATATTAAGACTTTAAAAAGGTTAGAAATTGACAACGTATTAACAGAGTATACTTCTGTTTATAAAAATGTATTTTTTAAAGATACTTTTATTTCTTATTTACTATCTTTTGATATAGAAGAGAAAATATTAGATTACCACCCTACTGAAAAAGGACATGAACTATGGGCAAAGTATTTAAGTAGTTATATATATGATAAGTTTAGAAGATAATTTTAATCAAGTAAGTTTACATAATCCATCTAAAGAAATACTTTCTTTATATGAAGGTGTAACTGAAATAGAAGAATTCGATCCTAGGGGATATAGAATGGTAAGACCTTTATTTTCACATTCCGATATGCCAAGATTTATTAATATAAGAAAGGTTAAAGAAGCTGATTTTAATTGGGATCAAGAATTTATATACCCAGTAGTTTTACATCATAATAATGAATTAGCTGCTAAATACTTAAATCTTATACCTTCTCATATTTTAGAAAAAATTAAATCTAAACAATGCAAATTAGTTTTAGATAATACCATGGAGGGAGATAGAGTAGCTAAGTTTTATACAGCTTTATACAGGTCTATTGATGGGCTAGGTCTTCCTGCATCTCAAATATATTACGTTACTAATAGTTTAGTAGGAGAAGTAGAACATGAAACGTGGAAAAATAAAAATTATAGACAGCATAATAATATAAATGTTATCTCATTTATGTATAATGTTATGGATGTACAACGTTTAAAAGGTTTAGGTCATTTACCCGAAGTAGTAGATATAGAAAAAGAAATACAGTACAAAAGAGATAATTTTTTAAATATAAAAGAGTTTTTAAAAGTTAATAGAACAGGAAGACCCGAACGTAATCTTTTTATGTTTCATATTAATAAAAATAGACTATATGATAAGTTTAACATAAGCTTCCCTGAACTCCCTGATTATACTTATCCTTCTATAAATTTTGGAGATTTACTAAATATTGATAATATAAGGGAAGTAAAAGAAAAATGCCCTATAGATATCGATAAAACTGATGCTACTAACCATGGAGAACCTGGCTTCGGTGAAGGTAAGTTTAACGCAGATTTACCTTTTCAGCCTATACATTATAGAAATACCTTTATAAGTGTAGTTATGTGTGCATTTCCATTTGTTGAAAACTGCTGCCATTTGCATAGCTCTAC